GTCGTAATAAAGCCGATTCCCGGGGAAGGTAACCCTACCGAAAGGTCCTAAATCCAAACCGTTGTGCTAGAGAAGGTCTCTTAGATCAACTCTACAACAAGAGGTGGCACCTCGATAACTGGCGTCCCTGAAAAGGAACAGCGCAGTAGTCTTAGCCATTAACAACCATCAATAATGAAGAAATTTATATTTAATATAAATCCTAAATCATTGAAACGGTTAACAGTTGATGCACCTAAGTCTATGTTTTCGCTTAAGAATTCGAAAGATTTCTTAACTATCTTTGGAAAGTATTCTTGGAAAATATCCAGTTTACTCTTCCATAAGGTAAGAGTTGCTTCTCGAGTTAGAGTAATCCATAACTTCTTTGTGATGGTATTCAAAATGAATAAGCATCATGGAACGTCTTTTACCATAAAATGGCTAAAAGCGTCTTCAGTGGCATTACAACGATTCCTTGCAGGATCCCCTTACAAAAGTCTTCGAGACTGTGACCCTCAGATGCCATTACCTCGTCTCTATAATGGGATTCCCTATGTCATAGGGTCTCAAGATAGAAGAGCGATACGTAATGGTAACGTGAAAGTTATACGGTTTTGGTTAACGTTGTTCAACCTTTATCGAATTATCGAGGGACCATTATCACCGAAGTTGAATACTATTACTGACCCGTTTTCGGGACAGCAGAGTATACTTGATGATTTTGATACCTTCATCTCAAAAGATATGAAACGTTTACTTAAGGAGTTCCTCCCTAAGTCAAACAATATATCAGCCTCATACTTAGTAAGATCGAGATCTGCCAGTACTAACGCAGGGGTAGCCATGTCTTCTGTCTTATCCGACTTATGTTGGATAGCGCAAGATGCAGACACCTATAACTTATTTAAACAATATGCTATAGCGTCTAAATCTTTTGGATTATTTAAGAAACTCGATATTTATATCGGGTTCTTATTTAATGCACTTACAAAAGGGGCCCGTATTCCTGTTAAAGGGAATATGGCATCTAAAGCAGAAGAGAATGGAGGAGAATGTCGTAAGACATTCTTACCTTCAGGGAAAACGTGGACATACGCAAGCCCGCAAGATGTAGATCTTAAGGGCGGTCAGCTTTCATTGAAAGTTGAAGCAGCTGGAAAACTTCGTGTTTTCGCAATTGCTGATGTATGGACACAATCTTTTCTTAAACCATTGCATTCTTACCTATTTAAAATTTTAGGAAGTCTGCCTAATGATGGAACCTTAGATCAAGATGCTTCGGCATCACGTTCTATGGAGAAAGCTCTCCGACGGGGGCACGCTTGGTCTGTCGACCTAAGCAGTGCTACCGATCGTTTACCGATTGCTTTACAGCAATCAGTATTAACTGAGCTTTTCTCTAAAGAGTTAAGTGACTCTTGGCGAAATCTTTTGGTTGAAAGAGATTATATCCTCAACTCCTCTGATATAACTGACAAATATCCTGACGTTAAAC